CACCGAAGTGCACGTGCGTGTCGCGCTGATTCGCCAGTTGCTCGGTCCGGTGTATGGCCGATTCCAGGCTGAATATCTCCAGCTGCTGGTGGTGCGCTGCTTCGGTATCGCTTTCCGCGCTGGCATTTTCTCCCCGCCGCCTGAAAGCCTGCAGAACGCCAATTTCAATGTGCGCTACATCTCGCCTCTGGCACGCGCCCAGAAGCTGGAAGACGTGACGGCAATCGAGCGTTACGGGCAGAACATCATGCAGCTGGCGCAGGCATACCCCGACATTCTGGACAATATGGATAGCGATGAAGCAAGCCGCGTAGTGGGTGAAGCGCTTGGCGTACCGGCGAAGGTCATGCGTTCATCCGATGCTGTGGCAGACCTTCGCGATCAGCGCCAGAAATCCCAGCAGCAGGCCGCTCAGCAGCAGCTCATGATGCAGGCGGGAACCGAGGCGGCCGGAGCCGCAGGGCAGACCGCTGGCGCGGCAATAGGGCAACGACTGGCAGGTAACCAATGAGAATAAAACAGGCCACACCTCAGGACTTTAAGCGCATTTTTGAAGAAATGCCTGGCGGTTCCCAGGTGCTGGAAGAACTAACCCGCCGCTTCGGGCGCGCCGCGTACGTGCCCGGCGGTACCGAGGGCGACCGGGAAACATGTTACAGGGCAGGGCAGCGATCCGTACTGGATTACATCCTGCGCGAAATCAACAAGGCCGATGGAGTAGAAGACGATGTGGAAGCTTAAACACTTATTCATGAACGCTGAGCAGGGCGCAGAACAGCCAGGCGGAGGTAACGGAGGTGGTGAAGATGGCGGCAATAATCCGGGTGCTGGCGAACCTTCTGGTAATTCTCTGCTCAGCACCGGCGCGGGCGAACCGGGTGCTAATGACTGGCTACCTGAGAAATTCCGCGTTATGGGCGAAGACGGAAAGCTCAGTATTGAAAGCTCTGCCCGCAAACTGGCGGAAAACTACACTCATCTTGAAAAACGCATGGGTAGCGGCGACGCGCCGCCGAAAACGGCAGATGAGTATGCACCTAAGGTAGAGGTCGAGGGATTCAACTGGGAAGAATTCAAAGCCGATCCGCGCATGCAGGGCTTTATGAAAACTGCGCACGCTAAAGGCATTACCAACGATCAGATGAGCTTTATCCTGGGTGAATACGCACAGCGCGCTCCTGAGCTGGTTGGCGGTGCTGCTGCGCTTGATTCGGAAGCGGCCACCACGCAGCTGCGCGAAGTGTGGAAGACTGACGCAGAGTTTAAGCAGAACATCGGTCTGGCTTTCCGGGCGTTCAACTCCCTGGCAGATGACGCAGACAAAGGCCGCATTGACGAAATCGGCAATAACCCGATGGTTATCCGCATGCTGGCAAAAGTCGGTGCTGAAATGCAGGAGGATGCGCCAGCGGGTGGCGATGTGAACCTCGAAGAGCAGCAGACCATTCGAGATCTGATGAAATCTCCGGCGTACATGGACCCGAAACACGCCGACCATGAGCGCGTATCCGCGAAGGTCAAAGCGTATTACCAGAAGCGTTACGGTGATCAAACCGTAGCGTGACATGTCACGGCAATTTAACGAGAGGAAAGACCAATGAGCGACAAAGATATTGAGCAAGCAATTCAGGCCAAAGGCTTAACTGCGCCACGCGTCACGCCGCAGCATATTGAGAGCCTCATCCGCTCCGAAGTTTATTTCACTGGCACTGATGGTGCTAATTCTCCTGGTGCACGCGTTAAATCCGAATACGTTGAAGGTGAACGCATCCTTGCACCACTTGACCTGTTAACCTTCTGCGTTCTGGTTCTGCGCAACGGCTTCACAGTCACCGGCGAAAGCGCCTGTGCCAGTCCGGAGAACTTCGACCAGGAGATCGGTCGTAAGATTGCGCGTGAAAACGCGGTTAATAAAATCTGGATGCTGGAAGGTTACCTGCTGAAGCAGCGACTGCATGAGGATCGCTCTGACGTGTGGGAAAACGAAGACGACTGCCGGCAAGCCTTAGAAGGTAAATAAATTTCTGAACTCTCAAAAAGCCAGCTTAACCCGCTGGCTTTTTCATTTGGTCGGGATTCCGACCGCACACCTCGCTAACAATCTCCCCACAACCAGCCCGGCGGGGACGCCGGATAACTGAATTTTCCCGCAGTGCGTAAGCGCCACGCGCATTGTGTTAATCGGGCCGGGAAACCGACAACCCAGCAGGCGATATTTTCTGGAGTGATTGTTATGTCATTTGATGCCAATAAGAACATGATCACCGCTGCGTTTATCACGCAGTTTCATGATTCTTTCGAAATCGCCGCGCAGCAGAAGGATTCCCGCCTGCAGGCAGCGGTAAACGACCGTGGGATGATTACCGGCGAAGCGTTCACCATCAACGATATGGGCACCATCGAAATGACGCAGATCACCACGCGTTTCGGTGACACTGTATGGGACCTGCCAGACGCTGGTACCCGTAACGCGTTGATGGCGGACTACGCTGTATTCGTGCCAGTTGAAAAGCGTGACCTGCGTAAACTGCTGGCCGACCCTCAGGGGCCATATCTGCAGCTCACCCTGGCGGCCTCCAACCGCAAAAAAGACGATGTTGTTTATCGTGCTCTGCTTGACCCTGTTATGCGTAAAACGTCCAGCGGCGGCGCGTATGCACCAGTGGCGCTGCCTGCGTCGCAGAAAATCGTTGCAGGTGGCACTGGCATGACCAAAGCCAAGCTGATCGCCGCGAAAGCGATGTTCCGCCGCAACGAGTGCGACGAACAGAACGGTGAAGAGCTGTATATCACCTACAACGCCGATATGCTGACGCAGATCCTCAGCGATACCACGCTGACTTCTGCCGACTTCATGGCGGTGAAAATGCTACAGGAAGGTGCTGTATCTGGTAACTGGCTTGGTTTTAAGTGGCTGGCTTACGAAAAACTGGATTCTGCGACCGCAGGCGATCCAGCCGTAACCACCAAAACCGCCGTCGCGTGGTGTAAATCCGCTGTGCATTTCGGTACCGGCGCTGAGTACAACGTCGATATTGGCCCACGTCGCGATAAAAACAACACCATTCAGATCTCTGTTGATGCGTCTTATGGTGCTGGCCGTGCCAACGAGAAAAAAGTCGTCGCCATCGATTTTGTTGCTTAATGCCGCTGGTGTGTTTGCCGGGGACTGCCCCCGGCCTTTTTTCATCTGAGGTTCTGCCATGACTTCAAGTGTCTCTATCTGCTCAAACGCACTTCTGGCGCTGGGTGCTCACCCGATAAATGATTTCGACGAAGACACGGATCATGCCCGTCTTTGCGCCAACCTTTACCCTACTGTCCGCAATAAATTACTCCGTGCTCACCCGTGGAACTGCGCGATAAAGCGCATTGTGCTCTCACCCGTCAGCACAGCGCCCGTCTTTGGGTATGGCTATCAGTTTTCTTTGCCTGGTGATCTGATTCGCGTCCTCTCCGTGGGCGACCCACGGGATGATATTGATTACCGGATTGAGGGGAGCCGGCTGCTGGCAAACATCGATGTCATTCGTCTGCGCTATATCTTCCGTAACGAGGACGAGTCAACGTGGGATTCTGCGCTGGTGGATGTTGCTGAAATGATGATGCAGTCGAAGCTGGCCTACGCAGTGACTGCATCCACCAGCCTGCGTGATAGCCTGGCGCAGGAGGCCTCATTCCTGCTTAAGCAGGCCAAAGCTATTGACGGCCAGGAAGAACCGCCGGAAGAGCTGGGCGGCTATCCAACTTATGAGTCGAGGTTCTGATATGCGCGCGAACCTCATAAAAACCAATTTTACCGCTGGCGAAGTGTCCCCGCGTCTTATGGGGCGCGTTGATATTGCCCGTTATGCCAACGGCGCGAAGATTATCGAAAACGCTGTTGTGGTCGTGCAAGGCGGCGTTGTCCGCAGACCTGGTACACGCTTTGCGGCGGCGACCAAACACGGCGATAAAAAATCCCGACTCATTCCCTACGTGTTTAACCGGTCGCAGGCTTACATGCTGGAGTTCGGCGACGGCTACATGCGCATTTTTCAGAACGGTAAGCAGCTGGTCAACGAAGACAACACGCCGTATGAAATC